GTTTATCGTTGCCAAGAGTGCGATGATATAATTACCGATAAGGAAAAATATCAAATCATACAGCAGGGGGAGTGGTGAACAGTCAACAAAACCTGTAGTGGTAGAGCGAGAAGTGTTTCCTTTTGGCTGAATGCCTTATATAGCCGATTTCTAACGTGGGAAGAAATCGTGTTGGAATTTTTAAATAGTAAAGACGATCCGGAGCGGCTTCAAAACTTTGTAAACTCATGGCTTGCAGAGCCATGGGAAAATACAAAATTGAAAACCAGTGAAGATTTGGTTATGGAATGCCAAACTGAGTATGAGGAAATGGTGGTGCCCGACTGGGCGAAACTGCTCACCGGAGGCATAGACGTACAGGAGAATTGTATTTACTGGACTATTCGTGCATGGGGTGACTTTATGACTTCTCAAAATATTGCTCATGGACAAGCGTTGAGTATGGAAGAAGCGGAGAGAATTATGGGTATTCCTTACCGAAAGCGAAACGGTGAAGGGTATTTGGTGAGTTTGGCTTTGATGGATTCAGGAGATCAGACGGACCAGGTATATGATTTCTGCGTAAAGAATACCGAGTGGGTTTTGCCTTGTAAAGGGCGTCCGCCCATGTTGAGTAATTATAAACTGAGCACAATTAATAAAGCAGGATCTACTGCCAATGGCATGACACTGGTATTAATTGATGTTGGAAAATACAAAGATATGATTGCCGCCAGAATGCAGAGAAAAAAAGGTGAGGGTGCATGGATGGTTTATCAAGGATGCGATATGGATTATGCTTGCCAAGTTACATCGGAGCATAAAATCACAGAGCGTGGCAAGGGGCAAAGCACCCAAATTTGGGTGAAGAAAACCACCCATGCCGATAACCACTATTTAGATACAGAGGTTTATGCGGCGGCGGCAGCGGAAATTATGGGGGTTCGAAGCCTGTTTCTTTATGGTGAGGAACAGGAGGAAACCACGGAGAAGCCGGTGGAAACACAACAGGAGGAAAGTTGGATTTCTGGTAGTGATAACTGGATTTAAGGGGGGTAAAGTATGGATATTCAAGAACCGGGTGCATTGCTTAGAGAGGTTGAAGCGGCAATCTCCACGATTTTGAAAGGTGGACAAAGCTATAAAATTGGCTCACGAAGCCTTACCAGGGCGGATTTGGGAACCCTGATGAAAATGCGTGATGAGTTATTGATGCAAGTGCAGTCTGGCGGTGGCGTGCTATTTGGAAACACAAGCGTTGCTTTTTTTGAAGGGAGGTGAAGCCTATGGGGGCATTAGAAAGTTTAATCTGCTGGATTTCTCCCGAAACCGCCTGCCGTAGAGAAGCATGGCGGCAAGAATATGAGGAAATGAAATCCTATGATGCAGGGGGTTTTGGCAGACGAAATGCACGTTGGGGTGTCTATAATCAATCGGCAGAAATGAGCGACAGATATGATAGGGATACCATCCGAGCCAGAGCCAGAGATTTGGAAAGAAACAGCGATATGGCGGCAAGTATTATTCGTGCGTACAAGAGAAATGTTGTAGGACGTGGATTTAGTTTGCAAGCAAGAACTAATGATGAAAATTTCAACAACACTGTTGAAAAACTGTGGAAAACTTGGTGCAAATCTAAGAATTGTGACGTTACAGGGCAGCAAAGTTTCAATCAAATGATGCGCATGGCTGCGGTGCGGAAAAAAGTTGATGGAGGTCTTTTATTTAAGAAATGCTACACTGATGGTGGTCTAGTGCCATTTAAGCTGCAGGCAATAGAAGTGGACGAATTGGATATCTCTATTACGCAACCCATGCGAAAAGGGAATAAGGTAGTGGGTGGTGTGGAGTACAACGAATATAATAGGCCGGAAGGGTTTTGGATAACCCAATATTCTATTGACGGTTTTGTCATTCCTGAGGCACAATACGTGCCTGCCAAAGATATGATTTTCTATTTTGATAAAAAAAGACCTTCCCAGATTAGGGAAATTTCTGACTTGGCATCCACTATTCCAAGAATTCGGGATACCAATGAATTTATTACAGCGGTTTCTGTGAAAGAACGAATTGCCGCCTGTTTGGCTGTGTTTGTAAAAAAAGTAGTACCTACAGGTGGATATGGTAGGGGAATCAATAACGCTGGAGTAGATTCAAAATCCTATTCGGGAAAAATGCTTACACCAGGTATGATTACGGAGTTAAATGCGGGGGATGAAATACAGGTGGTAGATCCCAAGGGGAGTAGTGACGATGCAAATTCTCACTTGAAAATGCAGTTGCGCCTGATGGGTGCAGGGCAAGGTATTAGTTATGAAGCGGTTTCAAGGGATATGTCTGAAACAAATTACAGTTCTGCAAGACAGGCAAGCATTGAGGATGAGTTGACCTTTGCAGAGGAAATTGAATTATTGCAAGAGAATGTCATGTCGGAGATATACGAAACTTTCGTAATCTCTGTTTTTTTATCTGGGTTAATCAACATTCGTGATTTCTGGAAAAATAAACAGGAGTATATGAATCATGAATGGGTAGCCAGCCCTAAGAAATGGATAGATCCACTGAAAGAGGCCAATGCAAACCGTATTGCCATGGAAACAGGGCAAAAAACCTTTAAGCAGATTGCGGCAGAGGGTGGGCGAGATTGGAAAGAGCAGATTGATGATATGGCAGAGGTGTTTCAGTATGCTAGAGAAAAAGGCGTTCGATTAGGAGGTGAGTTATTTGAGTCAGAAGAAGAAAAGTAGTGGGGAGCGTTGCTTTAATGCCCAGATTCGAGCGGTTGAGGGCGATGAGAACAAAAGAAAGTTTGTTTTAAGCTTTTCTAGTGAAGAGCCCTATATGCGTTGGTTTGGCCTTGAAATTCTTTCCCATGAAGAGGGGGCAATAGACCTATCCCGTCTCAGTGAAATGGGGGTTTTGTTGTTTAATCACCATCGTGATCAGGTTTTAGGTAAGGTTTTGCGTGTTTGGGTTGAAAATGATCGAGGTATGGCAGAGGTTGAATTTGATGATGATGAATTCTCAGAAACAATCCGTAAAAAAGTGGCCAGTGGCACTTTAAAAGGGGTGTCCGTTTCTTACCGTGTCAATGTATGGGAGGAAGTTGAGGCAGGTGCTACATCTTCAGATGGTAAGCACAAAGGTCCATGTAGTATCGCAAAGAAATGGGTAGCCTATGAAATTTCTATTGCCACGGTGCCTGCAGATCCATCAGTGGGCGTTGGTCGAAGCTCGGAGGAAATGGAATTGGAAATGTGGCATATGGAAAGACAGTTAGAAATTAACAGAAACTATTTATGAGGGGGAAAATTATGAAAAAAGAGTTGTTGGAAAAAATCAACCGTCAGCAGGCAATTTTAAACCAGGCCAAAGCAGAGGGCAGGGTGTTAAATGGCGATGAAGAAAGAGAAATGGCAGACTTGCAAAAAGACATTGAAAAAATGAAAAATCCTGAACCCACAGGTGGGGATGATGCCAAAAGAGCGGTAGAAGCGGAACGTCAAAGAGTGGGTGATATTTCGGATTTGTGCAGAGAGTTTGAAATGGACGCATCGGAATTTATTAAAAATGGTGACACCATTGAAAGTGTTCGTGAGGCAGTCATTGAAAAGTTGAAAAAAGGCGGGTCTCCTGTGCGTGGTAGTGCTAGAGTAAGTGACACAGGGGAAGATGCTTTCCGCCAGGATTTGTCCGACGCTATTTTGATTAGAACCGGCCAGAATGTGAAAAACGCAACCACAGAGGCACAAGGCTTTTCTAATATGAGCCTGAGAGATATGGCCATTGTATGCTTAGGCAGACAAGGGGAAAATGAGGGTTCTTTATTACGTAAGGGCAATGAGGAAATCTTGGATATGGTGAGTAGACGATCCTATAACCCCGAAGCAGCATTTCCTGCTATTTTAGACAATGCCGTACAGAAAAGTATTGTTAAAATTTACGAGGAAGAAGAAACTACCTTCCAGCTTTGGGCGGGTAAGGGTAGCGTAAAAGACTTTAAGCCTACCAAAGACCGTCAGTATCTCATCGGTGGTTCGGGTGGTTTTGAGTTGGTACCCGAAAATGGCGAGTTAAAGGCAAGTAAGCCTTTCACAAAAGAATTGCCTACTAGAAAAATTGATACATACGGTACTTCTTTTTCCATGACACGACAGGCCTTTATTGACGATGATATCGGCTTTATTACAGAAGTGCCTGCATACTATGCGAAAGCGGCAAAGAGAAAAATCAACCGTCAGGTTTATGAGGTTTTGTATAAAAACGGGACTATTTACGACGGTAAAACCTTGTTCCATGCAGACCATAACAACTTAATCACCACTGGTTCAGATCCTGCGGCAAAGGCAATTCAAGAAGCAATCTTGAAAATGAAAATGCAGAAAGATCCCTTTGGCCAAGCAATTAGTATCAATCCGAAATTTATCATTACTCCTGTGGGTTATGAGTTTGACTTGTATACTATTTTCAATTCCGCAGGAATGCCTGGCACTGCCAACAACGATGTAAACCCTCTTAGAAATTATAAGATGGGAATTATTGAGGATGCAGAACTGAACGCTTTAGCGGGTACTGGTGCATTGCCTTGGTTTATGGCAGGTGGTAAGCATATCTGTGTAGATTACTTGAATGGCAAAGAAGTGCCTACCATTGTCCGTATGGAAAAAGCGGGCGTTTTAGGATTTTCTTGGGACATTTACCTGGATTGGGGCGTAAGTGTGGTTGATTTTAGAGGTTTAGTAAAGAACCCTGGTAAAACGGTATAATTGAGGAAGGAGAATGAAAAATGGCAAAAGCAACGTATGTGCAAGAGGGGAATAACCTTGATTACAAAAATTCGGGCAGTGATAAAATTGAAGCGGGAGATATTATCAGCTTAACCACCCGTATTGGTGTGGCCGGTACGAGTATGGAAGCGGGTGCCCTTGGTTCCGTGGTTGTAGCAGGTGTATTTTCCCTGCCGAAGGCAACGGGGGAAATCTCATTAGGTGCCGCAGTTTATTACAGCGATTCTAAAGGAAATGTTTCTACTACAAATACGGACGTTCCTGCTGGTTATGCGGTTGCAGCAGCGAAGAGCAGTGACACAACGGTAATGGTGAAACTGTTAGGCTAAGGAGGCGGACTATGAAATATAGAGCGAATAGTCTTTTTTATGATGGTGAAAAGGAATATCGTCCCGGTGAGCTTGTTTTAGCCGAGGAAGAAAAAACAAAGCGGTGGAAAGAAAAAGGATTTGTAATTGAGGAAGAACTCACAGCGGAAGAAAAGGCGGCAGAAGAAGTTGAAAGAAAAGCCGCAGAAGAAGCCGAAAGAAAAACCGCAGAGGAAGCCGAAAGAAAGGCAGCGGAGGAAGCAGAAAGAAAGGCAGCGGAGGAAGCGGAAAAAAAGGCTGCCAAAAAAGCAGCTGAAAAAATCGCAAAAGAAGCTGCCAAGAAAGCAAACGAAGAAGCGGCAAAGAAACCCGATGAAAAGGGTGACGGGAAATGAGTAAATCCATGAGTTTTAAAGATATTCTGAAAAATGACTTGGAAAATACGTTTTTCCTTGCTGAAGAATTTGCCGAGCGTCACACTATCAACGGCAAAGAAATGGATGTGCTTTTTGA